ACGATATTGCAATGCAGGGTTATGTGGCCCGTCTGCAGCTGGCTGAGCAATTTACCGGGCAGATGCAGAGTGTGGGCGAGACATCAGATAACGTGGCTGACAACTTTACCACCATGCGTGACTCACTCCAGGGTATTGGAGATAGTGGCCGTGCTCTGGAGTCATTGGGCCGTGCCATGTCAACTATGAGTGATAACAGGAATTGGCAGGGTGTGGGCAACCTGGTTTCAAGTGTGGGCGCTGCCGCACAGGCTTATATGCAGCTTGCAGCCGCCGCCCAGATAGCGGCCACATCAACCGCTGCCGCTGAGACTCCAACCATATGGGGTAAGATAGCAGCCGTCACAACCATGCTCTCAGTCTTTGCAACCATGATATCACAGGTCCGCTCCATGAGTAATTATGCCGAGGGTGGTATCATTCCCGGTCACAATTGGAATGACGGCATCACGGCCCGCGTAAGCTCAGGTGAGATGGTTATTAATGAGGCAGACCAAAAACGCCTCTATGATTCCATCCATACCGGTAATATGGGCGGCGGTGGAGGTGGGCCTGCCTACATCAGTGGTGAGCAGATAGTCCTGGCGGTCAATAACTATGGCCGCCGCACGGGTCAGGGTGAGCTTGTCTTTGCTGGGCGGTAACCTTTAACCCATTTTGGCCCGATAAGTGAGATGAGTATATTGATAGGCAAACATATACAGGCAGTCCTGGGCGCGGATAGCACGGTAAAACGTGAGCTCCGCGACAGGATCTATCCTGTGGGCGCAATTGTAGGTGCTCCGCGATACCCGCTGCTGGTATATACCAATTCCGGCATTAATGTGGACTATACCAAGGATGGAGCGGCCAGCGAGTCAGTAACCGTCCAGCTTATACTGCTGCACCCCACCTATGACCTAGCCATCACACTCATGCAGCATATCCGCTATCTGCTAGAGGGCCATGCAGCGCAGTACCCCGATTTTGAGGTAGATGACTGCATGCTGTCCGGTTACTCAGAGGATTATGCGGATGACCTGCAGAAGTATGTAATAAGTATATCATTAACTTTCAATACGATTGACAAATGAAAAGACCAGCTTTACCAGGTAAGGACCTTATGCTATGGATCAATGGCAAGGTCATAGCTCTCAGCAAGAGCTGCAGTATTAATTCCGATTATCAGGTTGGCGACAGCAACACTAAGGATGACGGTCTCTTTGCCGGAGGTTCCATTGTAGGTGCCAGCTGGACCATGGAAAATCAGTCAGTAGCCAGCGCCAGCGAAACCGCAGGCAATGACCTGGCATATGAGGCCCTCAAGAGGTTAGCCGATGCAGGCCAGCCCGTTGAGGTGAGTGTAGGTGTGCCCTCTAACCTCAATAATGACGGTGTACCTGATGCCGGTTGGCAGCGTGCCGCTCATTATGAGTACGGTCAGGCTCTCATCACCAACATCCGCCGCGAGTATGCCAAGGGCTCTGATGGCTCTATCAGCATCAGTCTGCAGGGTGTGGGCCCGCTCAAGTTCCAGAGCAGCGGTTCAGGCAACTGATAGCAGAATCTACGGACAGCCTGCCAGCGTGGGCTGTCCGTCTCTTTTTACAACATTAAAGCGTACAGAATATGGAGATAACAATTAATGGTCAGGTCCTGCAGTTCAACTTTGAGAGCTGGTGGGGCCCTATGTACCTCTATGAGTCCATCATGGATGTAGAACATTACCCGGAGCGCACTTTTAATCCTGCCCGGTCCTTACATCTTCATGTGATGCTCTACAGCATCCTGCTTAATGACAACCCCGGCATGACACTCCAGCTGGATGAGTTCTGCAAAGCCATTGAGGATCTAAAGCTCTACAACACCATACTCACATATTACAATCAGCGTGTCGCTGTTATCATGGATATCCAGACACCTGCTGCTGATGATGCCCCTGGGTCAAAAAAAAAGAATTTACGGCGCACCAAGCATACGAGCGCATAGTAGGTGAGGGTGGCTGCGCCCCTGATTACTTCATGCACCGCATGACCATTGAGGAGGCGGTCAGCTACATGCGTGGTCAGGACCGCCGCTGCCGTCAGCAGTGGGAGCAGACCCGCCAACTTGAAACCCTCATCTATAAGGTTCTGACCGGGCAAGACCTTGACATGTCACTACCCTGGGATGAAGAAACTGCCGCCACCCGTGAGATGACACAGGAGGAGCTGCAGGAGATGTGGGCTAAGGCACGCGCAATGGAGGAGATGGTCAACCGCCGCGGCGGTAACCTTTAACCCCTTTTTGCCCGTTAAGTGTATGGCAGTCCGTTGGCAGATATCATTTGAGACCATCAATCACCGTCATGGTTTGGTTAAGGTCTATGACAGCACCTATACCGGTGATGTCATAGACCTTGAGCCTGCTGATGATGCATTCAGTACATCGCTCAAGCGCTCTGATATCTTTGACCCGGTGCCGTCAGATACCGGCTATCTGCGTATCATAGACAACGGAATTGCATCGGACGGTATAGATGATATCCACCCGTTAGGCGGCATGGATCGCCCGGTTGAGTTCTATATTGACAATACTCTCAAGTGGCGTGGGTTCATAAGCCCTGAGTCATATGATGTGGGGTGGGAGTCCGCACCCAGGGAGGTGGCGTTCCCGCTGGTTGGTGCGCTGGCCGCCCTCAAGGGAGTCAACATGACTGATACGGGCGTGGGCCGTCAGACTATAGCTGCATTCTATAAGGAGATACTCACCGCTACAGGATTCTCATGGACCGGCATATACTTTGCGCCCCAGCTGCTCTACATGCGTGAGCAGGACTGGCCGTCATCACCTAAGGTATTTGGGGAGGGCCGTCTGGAGCTGTCCCGTTACAATTTCCTGCATTCCAATGACTCAGAGTACAGGGATGATCCGGACTGGACTGAGCTGGTGGGTGACAGCTACCACACCTGTCTGAGTGAGATATGCCGTTACTTTGGATTCATAGCCTACCAGATGGGTCCGTACCTGGTGCTGGATTCACCCCGCCGCGACATAGAGTATCTGACATACATTACAATGGCCAAGCTGGACCAGATCATTGCTAACCCCACCGCATCTGTGACTGAGGTATCGGTACAGCGTGGTGAGGTATCGGTACTGTCACTTAATTGGGATGGAGTCCAGCACCGTAAAAGCGTATCTAACGGCTATCGCCGGGTAAGTGTAAAGTCTGATAATAACATATCGGATGATATCTACCCTGTAGTGGATTTCAAGGGTAGGAAGATCCTGCGTTATGATGCCGACATTGACGCATCAGACCTACTCCATTATAAGGCCCGCACCATATGGCTCAATGCAGACCGTGAGCGCGTCAAGCTGCACGCCTATAGCATCGTTGACGGTCAGGCAGTAGAGATACCCTGGACCGCTCCGCGAGACCAGACAGGGCTGATACAGCCGTCTGGCGCAATAGTCAGGGGCGACACATGGGATGCGGATTCTGATTCTGGTAAGACAAACTACAGCTATACCAACTGCCTGCGTCTGGCCTCCAGCAGTACGCCTAATATCCATTTTGCGGCTGATATCCCGCTCATTGAGATGTGGTCCAAGATGGCAGGTGTATTTCCTGCCGGTGGCGCTCTGTGTATATCGGGCACTGTCAAAAATAGCCTGATAAGTGATTATAATATCGGCACTCAGAACCGGGTTATAGATCCCAATGGAGTGACGCAGGTGGGCGCATATGATAACTACCTGCGCCTGAGCATTGCTATAGGTGACAAATACTTTAACGGCACCACATGGGGCGATACAGAGACTATCATTGAGGTGCTTGCACATAAGGAGAGCGGGTCATATGACTGGGAGGCAGCTCCCATCACGCCGGGCCCCATCCGTAACCGTAAGACACTGAGAATGCCGTATAACGGTGCCAACGGATTCATTATACCTATAGATGCACATATGGAGGGGCAGATCCGGGTTAAGTTCTACCCGTGGCATACAGACCTCCCGGCATTAATGGCCATCTGGGACTTTGCGGCAATCTTTATTTATAACTTTGCTGTCAAGTATTATACTGATGAGGAGAGTGATGACCGCAACGGCATAGCCTTATCGGCCCTTATAAATAACAAGTTCAGGGATGAGCTCTCTGTGGACCTTAAGATGTCATCCATGCTGGATAATAAGATTGGCATGGGCATGCTGTGGTATAATGGGGAACCGGCAGCCAAGTTCGGCTATTATGATACCGTGGGCTTTATACACCCTGAGTTGTGGCTGCTGCGCTGCCTGCAGAATGTGTATGCGGCACCGTCCACCCAGCTGCTGCTGGAGGTGACAGCCCCGTCACTGATTCCATATAACACCCTCACCCTGGATAACCATGATTACATGATTACCGGCACTGAGGTGAGTTATGCTAATGAACATACCAAGTTGACTATTGTGAGCTATGAGTAAGATATTAGGTCAGGATGTAGTAGTATTGATCAAGGACGGCAGCTGGAAAGCGGTGGCCTTTATGACGGTCTGCGAGCTGGATGAGTCCGTATCAGTCATTGAGGTGGGCAGCGCCACCAGCGGCAAGCACCGTCATATCAAGCCAAAAAAACACAGCTGGCAGGTGACATCAGGTTATCTGGTAAGTGATGCCGCGCAGGCCGTCAACCTTGAGCAGCTCATGGAGGATGATACCCGCATACAGATAGCGTTCTGCCAGGTGCCGCCGCACCCGGACCGCCAGACGGAGCCCCCGGTCTACACCCCGGACTACCTCAACGATAACGCCGTCAAGCGCAGCGGGTTCTGCTACATCACCCGTCACACCGAGACCGCGCGTAATAAGGATTTTGTGACTCAGAGCGTGACATTCACGGGTGATGGTAAGTTGTATCATGACTTGCATGAGGTGGGTGACTTTAACGATGATTTTAATGATGATTTTAACAATTAAAATATACAACTATGGCAGAATTAACTCCATCTCAGATCATAGAGAAGATTAATGCGTGGGTAAACACCAACGGCGAAAAGCAGAACACCGGTGCGCACCTCAACATAATCCTTAACGCTATCATGGAATATGTGGGCGTGGGCTACGCTTTCATGGGCGAGGCCCCCAGCTCCGCTCCGTCCCCTGATGTGCCGGTCCTTTACTTTGCCGGTCCAGGTAGTTATACGGGGTATGCCAGCAGCGCTGTTGACGTTCCCGATGGCTCCATCGGCCTCTTTACCTTTAATGGCTCCGCCTGGAGTCCGGATGTGATTAAGGTGGTTGATCCTATTAGTATTTCGCAGAATGTAGACACAGGACATACCGACATAACTATTGGTTCAATCACTACATCTGTCGCAAGTGTTCAGGATGTTAGTCAGTTAGGGCAACAAATCACCAATAATGGATATGTAGATACCTCCGGAATTATCAACTCTGCAGGTGCTGGTTGGAGATATTCTAATTTCATTCCTGTTATTGCTGGGATGAAATATAAATTGTCGGGGTATGGCTCAAATGCAGTGTCAATGATTGCATTTTATGACATAAACCAAAATTTCATTTCCGGGTTATCCGGGCAAAGTGCAACATTACAGAAAGAAAGTTTCAACGGAACAATCCCACAGGATTCGGCTTTTATCCGTTTGTGTGTAAATGTTGGTGGTAATTCTGAATATCCTTATAGTTTTCTTATTGAGAACTACGCAAGCGAGGAATTTTTGGATATGGTATTAAAGGGTAGAATTTCGTTTGATACTATGGTCAAATCTTTCCCCAATAGTGGTTATTTTGATTTAAACGGGAACGTCAATGCTGCTTTATCCTGGGTATATACCGATTATTTTATTGTAAAACCAGGAACTGCGTATGTAGTTAAGGCAGACCATGTTCAGAATGTAACCCCTGTCATTGTTTTCTATAATGAAAATTTTGACATTTTGCCAAATGGTGTTGTTGGGGGGAGTGCCGAAACAGGACTGATTACATATGACGGAATTGTGCCGGAGGGAGCAATTTTTGCACGAACTTGTGCCAAAAATGGAAATACCCTTGCGGATTGCTTTGTGTCTTTAGAATTAACGAAGGATTATTTGCTTGGTGTTATAAGCAATGAGTTGCATTATTTTGCCAATAAAGATGCAGAATTTAAAATAGAGTCCTTTCCTAATGATGGTTATTTTGATTCTGATGGTAATATAATGGTGACCACCGTCTGGAAATATACGGATTATATTCTTGTTAAACCTGGCGAGCCATATATTGCCAAAGTAGAACATCTCAAAGATGTTACCCCCGCAATAATCTTTTACGATAAAGATTTCAATATCTTGGCTAATGGCATTATCGGTGTAAGTGAGGAATCCGGGTTTATTACATATTCCGGAATTGTTCCACAAAATGCACGCTATGCCAGAACTTGTACGAAGAATGCACAGGGTGTGTTAGAATATTCGTTTGTAGATAGTTTCTTAACAATAGATTATATTAGTTCTATCGTTGTAGAAAATTTGCTGCTTGTTTCGCAATATGACAACTCTATTTTGGAAATACAAAGGAAAATAAAACATTTCACCTCATTTGTAGATAAACCTTTTTCATTTTCCGGAAAAACTGCAGCATTCTTTGGGGACAGCATAACGAATGGAGTTGCATCAGACCCCTTGCGAGCAATAGAGAATTGTTATCGTAAGGTCTTATGTGACACCCTTGGATTAACAGGGACTAATTATGCAATTTCCGGATCATATATATGTGACCCCACCGATGACCAAGAATCAATCACTAACCGCATCCTATCACAAATCACACAATCAAATGTGTTTGATTTCATCTTTATTATGGGAGGGACAAATGATTTTTGGACAGGAAAACCCCTGGGACAACTTGGGGATGCCACAAAAGCAACTTTCTATGGCTCATTGAAAGTTATTTGTGAACACCTTGCTGATACGATAACGGATGCAACAAAAGTAGTTTTCTTTGTCCCCATCAATTGCAGCAGGTATCAGACAAGCGAGGTTGCTCCTATTGAAAGTTATAGGCAGGCAATCTATGAGGTGGCATCTATGTATGGCTACAATGTTGTGGATACAAGCGACATTTGTTTTCCAGATAAATATATGCCAAATGACCTCTATTGGCAGGCAATGATTGCTGATGGTGTTCATCCTACTGAATTGGGGCACAAAATTCTTGGAAAGAATTTAGCAGCCAAATTGCTTTAACCCCTGACTGACTGAATTATAGGGAGGAGCGCAGCTCTCCCTATTGTTTTCTCCAAGTAATCTATACACCCATTTCACCCGATATATAGAGGAGATAAGATTATGACAGTACAGCAATCTGCAAGAGCTTTCCGCGCGTTCACCCGGCGCGTGAGCGTGAGTACCACTATAGCGCTGTGGGTGTGTCTGGTCACAACCATTGCGCTGTTTATCACATCGGCACTGATGCCGCCTAAGGGGGTGATAGATCCTAGTATGTTTAAGGCTGCCGGTTATATCTTCGCGTTTGCCACATTAGTGGTGGTGCGTGAGGGTGTGCGTGAGGGCCTGGGCGTGACCTTGACACATGGTGACACCCAGCTCATCATCCGCGATCAGGACGGCAAGCCGGAATCAGCTAACAGTGACAACAATGGAGCAGCTTAAATCACCCCGGCAGGTGTTGATCCTGCGCCGCAAGTGGCAGGTAGCAGCCTACACCATCGGCATCCTGAGTCTGGACGGTGTGAGGCTGTGCAACATGCTGGAGCCCCCCTGTAACGGCTATCATCATGGGGTGACAGCCATACCCAAAGGCACCTATGAGATAGACATGACCATCGTGAGCCCCAAGTTCAAGGACCGCGAGTGGGCCGCACCTTATGGCGGTATCGTTCCCACTCTCAAGGATGTGCCAGGCCGCGAAAGAATCCTGATGCATCCCGGCACAACGGTGGATGACACAGACGGCTGCCTGCTGCCAGGTAACAACACCCAGGTAGGTAAGGTCCTCAACAGTCAGGTCCGATATCATAACCTCATGGGCATACTCACCAGCAACCACCTCAGAGGTATAACCACCTACATCCAGATCATATGACAAAGAATATCATTATCATCATGGCCGCGCTCATATTCTGTATGGGTGTGACTGTCTTTGTACAGGACCGTAAGATATCGGCCCTGACCGATGAGTGCGACAGATACCGCACCAACACAGAGATTCTGCTGCGAGACTGCGACACCTACCGCGTGCGTGACTCCATCAACGCCGCCAAGGTGGGCACGCTGGAGCTAACCCTTAAGGAGTTCAAGGAGTTTCGCGCTGCCGATGCCGCCCTCATCCGTGACCTCACCGGTAAAAACCGCGACCTTGAGCAGCTCAGCAAGGCGCAGGCACAGACCATCATACGCCTGCAGGCCACCCCGCGTGACACAGTGCTTATAGTTGACTCAATACCCATATCCGCTAAGGCAGTGCACTGTGGTGATGCCTGGTATGATTTTGACGGCCTGCTGACTGATGACACGTTCAGCGGCACCCTGCAGAACCGCGACTCCCTGATACTGACTGAGACCGTCACATATAAGAAGTGTCTCTTTTTCAAGACCAAAAAAGTCAAGGACCGCCGCCTGGATGCAGCATCCCTCAACCCGCACACCCGGATCATAGGACTGGAGCATATAATCATCAACCAATAACATAACGTAACATGGAGGCAAGTGTATGTGTGGTAATCCCACTGTATAAGGAGCAGCCGTCAGCCGGTGAGCTCCGCTCAATAGATCAGGCCTGTAAGGTATTCAAGGGCCGTGACATCTTCTACATCATACCTGAGGGCATGAACCTGTCGGCCTATCCCTATCAGGCAGCGTATGAGTTCCCGCGCTATTACTTTCAGAGCGTGCAGACCTATTCGGAGCTGTGCTGTTATAGTGAGTTCTATAAGACCTTTAAGGACTATGAATACATGCTGATATGTCAGCCGGATGCGTGGGCATTCCTGGATCGTCTGGACTATTTCTGCAGCCTGGGCTATGACTACATAGGTGCGCCGTGGCCAAAGATGAACGGCATACCGCGTGACGGTGTGGGTAATGGCGGATTCTGCCTGCGCCGCGTGGCCAAGTTCATAGAGCTGACCCGTAACCTGCGCGATTGCGGTGCCCATCCTGAGGACCGGTTCTGGTGCATAGACATGCAGGACTACCTCAA